CCGAATAAAATAGGACTAGTAACTCTGTGAGCTACCATTATTTTTTTCATACTTTCGTTAGACAAAAACTCATATTGCTGAGCAGCATCTGAAAGCTGAACTGCCTCCATAGTAGCAGCGGAGTCTTTGTCGTCATTAAAAGCTAAAATAAAACGACCTGCATTACTGCTTCCCTGATATTTAGCTGCTATTTGTTGTTCTATAAGATTTCTCTCTTCCTCTGTAGGGGTTCCATTGTTAAAATTTAAAAGCATACTCGGAGCCAAACCGTTCATTATATTATTTAAATGATAGTTAGCAATTTCCTCTTCAAGTTCTGCGTACTGAATTCCTCCCTGATAATCTACAGGACTATAATATTTAAATCCTGCTCTATAAGGTTTAACGTATAAAACTTCTATAGAACTATTTGAAGTTCCAAAAGCAGGGATTCTTTCTAAGTGGTCTCCGTTTTGATACTCAGACCAGTCATAGTAGTAATAATAAGCTTGTATTTCTCCGTCTCCTCCAGCTTCTAGTTTTTCTGCTCTAAGAGTTTCTATTGGTAAGTGTTCTACTGTAACTATTTTACTTTTATCCTCAGAGTATATTATTTGCATAGCGCACTGACCCATTAGTTTTAAATCACTAGCTAGTTTTGATTGCATACCTTCAGAAAGTAAAGACTTCATCTGAGCGTATTGGTCTGGTTTTTTGTTTGAGTCTGTAGCGTCTAGATAGTGTCCTACTATCATTTGAGACATTCCGTTTATAATTGCATTGTTAGTAGCAGATCCTAAAAAGCGGTCTATAAGAAACTGAAAGTATTCGTTATCACTACCATAGCTGACAAATTCCTGATTACTTACTTCCTTTATTTCTGGAGTAGTGTAAGTGTTTAATTGTACAAAATTAACTTTCATATTTAAAATATTATATAGTCGTTGTTCCCTGATTGATTTTGTTTGTAAACTCCTAAATTCATATCATAGTAGTCATCGTTCATTTGGTCTATAGTTTGGTCCGTACAAAATATCTTGTCTCTAAAAATAACTGTTCCGCTAGTATTACTAACTCTCATATCATAATACCTACCCTCTATTAAATCTAAATTCATAGTTACGTTTACTAAATCGTTTACTATAATTATTCCCACTTCGTCTTCCCAGTCATTAGTAGCTAATTCCCAGTTTAAATTAAAAGTATTCCAAAGGCTACCGCTAGTTAAAACGCAAGTTTCAATATTAGTACTTTCGTCTCTAATACATATAGTTACGTCTACAGTATATTCTCTAGGAATTATACTAAAAGTTTGAGCGTCTTTAGATGTTTTTAATATTATCATTTAATCCTTTAATAGTATAACGTACAAAAAATATTATTTGTAAAACATTCTTAAAAAGAAATAGGGGACAAATCCCCTACTCCTAATCTAAACACAGAAAAATTTTATTAAACAGGGTCAATAACCGCTCCTAATACTAAAGCAGAAACTACTGCAGAAGCACAAAAGAAAGCTGGTAACTCTTCTTGAGAAGAGAACGTTAAATTAAAGCCTGTGAAATCTGCTAAGGCAGTTCCTGAATTAATATCGCCTGCACTTACGTCACATCCGTTAAACGCTCCTAAAAGGAATGTATTATTATTAAAATCTTGAACGAATACGTGAGGATTTCCTTTTGCAACATCTTGTATTTCTCCTTGCGTTAATTTGTCTAGTTTTTGTAACTGTATAGTTACACTTTGGTCATAATAAACCGTACCATTTTCAGCACTTGCAGTAATCGTCTGGGTCATACCTGAAGATCCTGGCTTTACTAAATATTTATATGCGGCTGGTGTAGTACTTATTGCAGTAACTTCTGCTCCAGTAACCGATAAGGTTCCTAAAGTTCCAAAGTCCGCTAGAATTATACTTTTCACCCCGCCCACACTCTTGTTACAGGGTAGGTTACGGCCTATAGCTAATATTGAACAACTCATAATTTATATATTTTTTATAAAAAAAAGGGTAAGCAGATTTCCCACCTACCCCAATTTTAGATTAATTTAATTTTTAAGAATAAACTACAATATCTGAAGAAATTCCATAATTTACAACTCCGCTAAATCTACAGATTACTCTGCAATTACTGCTTCCGTCCAAATCGCTCATGTCGAGCAATTTAACTTCTGACATATTTCCGACTAAATCTGTGCCGAAATATAAGTTTGAACGTTCTGCCGCCATCATAGAATTGTCATTCATTCCCTGAGCTACAAAAATCTTAACTCCGTCAAAAGTAAGACTACCATTGTTAAACCATTGAGTACCCATTGCGTTTGTTCCTGAACCTCCAAGACCTGCCGCAGCAAATCCGCCTAAAATTCTCACATAAGCTCTAGCTACATTTTGAGAAACGTATAAGTGTAGGTCTTCCTTTCCATATAAAGCTGATGGAATTTGATCTACAACTTTCCCCATTTCAACAATTACATTAGCTGAAGTTACTGCTGCTGCTGCTATTTTTTGAGCTGCTGGAATGTCAGCGTCTGCTGCTGCCAAAGTAACTAAACCTGCATACTCTCCAGCGTTAGCTGCTACTCCTCTCCAGATAGTTTGTTCTGTTTGTTGAGCTATTTCTGCTGCAACGTGAGCTAGAATAAAGTCTGAAAATTGAGGAGGTAGATTTTTAAAACCTGAGAACCCCATATCCTGCGCTTGCCAGTCCTTCAAAAAATCATTTTTGCAAATTTGGAGGTTTACCATCAAGTTTGAGGGTTCCAATACTCTTTCTGTAAGAGTAATATTAGAGTTAGGACTAAAGTCGCAGCTTGCGTCTTGAACTAAAGATCCAGTACTTACTTTTTTAATAGTTTCTCTAAAGTTAATATTTGGCTTTACAGTAATTCCTCCGTCATTGATAGTACTCGCAGAAAGCAAAGCTGCGGCTATATATTGATTTCCGAAGATCCCAGAATATGTCGTAGTAATCGAAGTTGTAGTTGCTAATTTTATATTTCTTTTCATTTTATTTATTATTTATGTATTATTGATTATGCTTCAGATGCCCAGATTCCTTGACAACCTATGATATACCACTCAGTTAAACTTACTGCTCTTAAAGCACACCAGTCTCCTTGTATAGATGTTGCTTTGGTATTTTCCCAGTCTTTACCTAAAACTCCGCCAGCTATTACTATTGAAGCTGATAAAGTAACAGAACCAATAATTTTGTTTGAATCGTCTGGAGAAATAACTAATTTGTTGTTTCCTGCAGCACCTGAATTTCTAAAGAATATTGTGCATCCTAAATTGCCTGCAGTAATTTTAGGAATACCGATTGTTAAACCGTCTGTTCCTACGTTGTGGTCGTTTCCTATATCGCCTTCTGAAATGTCTCCAGTTACTGTATAGTAAGACTGACCTACTTGATTGTATTCTACGTCATTAGACGTATTTGAAAATGTACTCATAATTTTTTATTATTTTTTGATTTGACTTATTTTTGCTAACACTCTATCCATAGTAGTTTCTGGTCTGTTTTGGCCATATAGGAAAGTGTCATTTTCTTTATTTTTTGGAGCGTGAGCTAGAGGTTTTCTAGCTGGCGATTTGCTCATTTTTTCTTTTACTTTATCTACTTCGCCATATTTTCTTTTTAACTCTTCTATCTCGACTTTTACCTCTTCGATAATTGGAGCTACTACTTCGACTACTGCAGCTATAATTTCTGCCATTTCTGGAGCTACTTCGTCAGGAACTTCTACTACTACTTCCTCTTCCATTTTTTCTTTTTCGTCTTCTTTCTCGTCTGCAATTCCGTCTTTATACCCTTCCTCTTCAGCTTCAGGAATAGATTCAAGTCTTACCTCGTCTATCATTCCGTCACTTTTTACAATTAACATACGACCATCATCTATCATATATTCGCCTGCAGGTAAAGGAACCCTTTCGTCTTCGTCTGTTACGATAAAAACGCTTTCTCCCTTGTCATAGCTATCGGCAAAAATTCTTGTACCGTTGTCTAAAACAAGTTCCTCTAGATCTACTCTTAAACCTAGTAGAGTATTAATCTTTTTTAACATTTCAGTTGCTTTCATTATTTACTTATTTAATTATTATTATTTATTATTATTCTATATTTGACGATGCACTTATAGAGGCGTTTATTAAATCCAAGTTACTGTCGTATTCTCTATACTCGTCTTGCATATCTACTAAAATTTGGTCTCCATAACTATATATATCTGAATTATTAGGATCTATTCCTAACTCGTCAGTTAAAGTCTGATATAAGTTTAATTTCTCTTCTAAAGAATCCATCCTTATTTTGAACTCTGAATAGAAATCGTCTATATACTCATATTTAGACAGATATTCGTCTGCTTCTTGTTTAAAACTAGATAGCTCTAACATAAAGTCTTGAGAATCTGGAATTATATCTTGATACTGTTCTCTACTTACTACTTCAGCTTCACTTAAAGCACTGTCTAATTCGTCTATAGCTGCTAACTCTAATTTGTTTTCAGCTTTTAATACTGCAAAGACTGGATTGTCTCCTGAGTATAATTTTTTTAGTATAGTTTTAAATGCGTTCATATTATTTAAACCACTGGTCAAATTTCATTTTGTTTTCTTCAAATTGTACAGAGTCCATTTCAACTCTTTTAATAAGAGCTAAATGTTCATCGTATTGGTCGTAAACTTCCTGTGGAGCTAACCCTAGTTCGTCTGCTTTGGTTGCAATTTCAGCTAATAGTTCTTCGTCTCTTTTTACTTCTGCATAGTCTATTTGATTTCCTGCGCCCATATTCATCACATCGTTTACTTTTTGCCACGCCTCTATAGCTGCATAAAAAGCATCGTCAAACCAGTCGTAGGCATAATACTCAAGGTTACTAGCTTCGTCTTCTAAACTATTTAAATCTTGCCAGTCAAACTCATCTATAAGACCTAAGTCTACTTTTTTAGAAAGACTTTCTTTTCTAGCGTTCTTTAGTTTGTTTAGTATTAATTGTTTTGTGTTCATAATTTATCTA